AGAAGGCCATTTCGCTCCTCTAGGTTGTTTGTGTGTAATAGGTTGATACTCGAATATCAGCGATCAACATTGTTGATGCACCAATAGTTGTAACTGTCGGTCTTTCAACCGCTCCGACAATATATCCATTTGGAATAACTGCCAGAATACTCATGATAAGTTGCTCGATATTGTCAAGCGATGCTGGATTGCTATTGTAAGCAACCACAGCTGTAATGGTCATGTTAATTCTTGTTCGAATTTGACTTTTGCCGATTGTTTCAATTTCTAAATATGGTGAATCAGGCACTACTACGACTGCTGGCGGAATAACTGATTCCGGCACAAAAGAATAAACATTTCCAGCAACTCCAGCCATCGCTGTTGCAAGTGGTTGTCTAACTGCTGAAAGAATTGTTGATGCTGGCATTATTGACAAATACCTTCAACATCTACATAAGGCCCTAATATACCTATGACCCTTGAATAAAGACTACGACCAATTCTGTATGGTGTAGATTGAAAATCGATACCCTCAATTTGTCCACCTGCTGCAACTCTTGATTGAAATACTTCTACGGATACAGCAAATATCGCTGATCGAACTGATTGATTGCCAACATAGGTTGATGCACCTGTCAATGTGGCTGTTCCGCTTGGGATAACATTTGCTTCAGTAACATCGGCATTTGTAATTGATGCGCTAAATGTTGTGTCTGTTAAATTATCAGCTAATACTGTGCGAGTTCCGTTATATGGGCTCAAGCATCCAGCAATAACTACTGATTGACCTTCGGTAAATTCATGAGTGCCAACTGTTGTAAATGTGGCAACATTATCTTGTAAAACTGTTTTTTGAACTGCGCTCTTAAATGTAACAAGCATTGGCAAAATGGTGTTTTCTGCTGTGTCTATTATGCCATTCAAATATGTGTCGTCATACAAGGCAGATGACACACCAAGCACAGATCGCAACTCGGAAGCTGTAATTATACTTGGCATGTCATCTCCTTACTCCCATTAATGGATGCCTGAGATCGGGAGCAACCTCAGGCACTCAATTAAACTAATTAAGCGATTGCATCCAACTTACGGAATGCTGTTGGGTAGCGATTAACTACGCAAACATATCCGTATAGTCCGATTTCAATTCGGCCGTTAGCAACAACATTTGCACGAAGCTCAATTGTTCCTGACTCATGGAATCTCATAGCTGCTGATGGATAAACCAAAGCAACCTTTGTTCCTGATGTGTTTCCTGTGTAGTTTGGATCTACAATTAGGTCAAGTCCTGCAACAGTTCCGTTTGTTGAACCTTGTGTTACTAAACCACCTGCATTTTGTAGAGATCCACCGGCTGCAAATAATGGTCGGTTTGATCCATCAACTGCACCAAGAATGTTTGAGAAATCAACATTCTCATAGCCACCAGTTGTTGCTACTAATAGGCGGTTAGGTGTGAAACGCATAACGCCATAAGAATCAGCAATACCTTGTGCAATTGCTTTGTAAAGTGATGTTCCGCTTGAAGTATCTGCGCCATCAGCTGCAATTGTTGCAGCATAAGCATCAGTCTTTTGTGCGTAAGATGCAGCCAACTCGCGAACTAATAGATCAGCGAAAGATGGGTCTGAACGATCAAATAACTCAACATTTACAATGTTTGCTCCAGCAAACTTAACAATTGTGTCCTCTTGGAAAGTTACTGCTGTATCAGTTGATGAAAATTCTACACCCTCAGCAGTCAAAGCTGTTGTTGCTTGAGCACCTAATTTTGGTGTAAAGATTTTCATACCTGATGCTGGTAATGGAGCGCGCTCGATTGAATCGATGAATGGGCGTGATGAATCGATAACACCAATTACATCGCGTAGATAATTTGGTGGAACAGTTCCGGTATTTTCTGAAACTGTTGCAATCTGTAATGCTGCTACTAGATCGCGTGCATCTGTGTCGCCTTGAATAGCGCGAACCTGTGCGTTTAGATATTGTCCGGCTGTAACATTTGTATCAACGCGTGGCTTTGTGTATGCCACATAGTTTGCAGTTACAACTGGAGCTTGTGCCGCTTCTACCGCTTCGGTCGCGATAGGAGCCTCAGAATTAATCTCTGACACTTTGTTCTCCTCTTTGGTTGTTTCCTCAGCGGTTGCTTCGGAATTCTCTGGTGTTTCACTAGCAGCGACTTCTTGAACGCGTGCTGAGTCAATTGCTGGCTCTGTTACAAGTGAAACTTCTTGAAGTGTGCTTGATTTAATTCTTAGCACGCCTTCCTCATTTTTCCATTCGTTAATTTTTACGCCAACTGAAAATCCATCGCGTAATCCAGTTGCTGCTTCCTCAAGCGCGTCATCCGCAGAAAAAGTTTTTGCCAAACGGAAGGTCGCTTCCAAGCCTGTGTCTGTCGCTGTTATATCGACTAATTTTCCAAGCGGTTTGGTTCGCTCATGCTCAAGTAATAATTTTACAGGCTTGCTAAAATCAATTGAATCTTTTTCAAATACAGTTAATCCAGCACTTGTTGAACCTTGCTCATCCCATGTAACTATCTTGCCTGAGATTGTGCGCTTGTTTGTGTCGGCAGCTGTTATTTCTATTGGGTAACTAATTTTCATCGAATTAGATCCTCTTCTTCTTGGATTTGTTCGACACTCATCGCGCCGATGCGGTTTAGGATTTCATAAACTTGCGCTCGCTCTAGTGCTGAGCCACGCAAGAAATCGTCAATGTCAAATCGAGTTTCAATTCCGTTAGGGCAGAAATCGGCTTGAGATAACCTTTGTTCAATAGCTGTAAGAATTGGTCGTAATGAAAAATCAATAAGTGCTTTTCTTTCGGCTGTCATGTTTGAATAAGTCATGCTTGTAGTTTCAGCAGATACAAATGATGCTGGAATACCAGATGCTCTTGCAATTTCTAAAGCAAGGTATTGACGAGCTTCATTTAATTGTAATTTAGCCGGATCAAATCCCAAAGCCTGTAATTCAATATCAGCATTTAAGAATGCAGTTGATCTTGTTGCTCTTGATGCTTTCCATGATTCTAATAATTTTGTAATTCTTTCAGGAGTTAAATTTGTGCCATTTGATTTTAACACCATTTGTGGCATTGGCTCTTTTGCATACATCTCAGCTGCTTTTTCTAATTCAGCAGCAGCTTTAATTGTGCGACCTGCTCGGTTAAGTATTCCCTCATCTAATCCGTTAAATACAATTAGCGAACCTAATCCGAATGGTGGCACTCGCTTGCCATCAACTGTGTAATACTCAATTTCTGTTGAATTACCATTAAGTGATGCATAAACTCGACCCGGTGCAATTCTTGTCCATGCTCTAATTCTTGATGCATCGGTGGCAGCATAAGAATCCATTACCATTCCATACGCAACGCCATAAAGTAAAAGATCCTCAGCTATCCATGCATAAATGGCTGATCCTGCAACTCTTGGATCTGGTTGCATAATAACTCTGTTTGGTCTTACATGTTCATTTGTAAAATGATTGTATTGCTCAAGTGGTAATGATCCAACTGTTGAACAAATTATATTTCTTGCTCTAGCTGCTGATGGTATCGCCATGTATTGTTCGCGAGTTGCAGTTGTAGTTCCAAATAAAATTCCGCCAACTAATTGTTGTGCGTTATATGGAGAAAGCGCAGCAGACACATCTACTTGCTCTGTTGTCTGTTTTGTGGTAAATCGATCGAATAATCCCATTGGTATAGATTATATCATTTTGTGCGATTTATGCCACTTGTATATCAATTTCCGTTTCAGGTTGTGTCGCAAAATAAGTTGCTAAAGCAGATGCCACAGCTGCACAAACTGCGACTCTACTTGCTCTCCTACCGATGATCCATGACCCATCCCCATAGGGCAATTTCGCAGCGGATAGTGTTTGCTGAGTCAGTTCCTCCTGACCACCATGTTGTAATCGATGGGAATTGATTGCGCCTAACCACCGATCGCATGATTCAGCATATATCGCCCCATCCATGTCTGTAATGGGAATTCCAGCGGGAACTAACCGACTCGCAACGGCTTGTGCAGTCCTTTTGGAATAAGCGACAGTCTGAACATTATATTTTCTAACATACGGAGCAATATCGTTTGCTACCGCTAAATCATTTATTGAATAATCATTTGACCATGTATGGAGTAAAACTAAATTAAATTTCTCACCCGGAAGTTTTTGAGTAGCAGTAAGAGCTGCAAATTTACGATCCGGACTAAGATCTAATCCAAGCCATGTTGGTTTGTCAGGATCTAGTGGTATTGGATCATTTTTGCACAATTCCCATTTTTGGGCATCAATAGCAGAATTTATTGTATCTACCCATTGGGCTAAAACTTCAGTTCGCACAATATCAGGCGGATCATTTATTACAGCTCTTAAATTATCTGGGTGAATTGTTATACCTAAGGATGGGTTGGCTTGAGCAAATGCTGGCCAGTTAATATCGCCAGTTGACGGATTCAATATTGGCGCATCTGGTTCGGCACTCCACTCAAACCAACCAATCGGATCGTTGGTCGTAGCTGATGCCAACGCCCTCTCGCGTAATTTGTTGAGGATTACAGAATGTTGATCTCCGGCAGATGAATAAATCCATACCTGCGGATTTTTGGCAGCCATCATTGAATAACGCATTGATGACCAAGCATCTTCATCTTTGTATTCTCTTAATTCGTCTAAATGAATTGTTTCAGGTTTTGACAAACCTCTAGCTGCATTATTGGCTGCTTTTACAACAAAGCGTCTATTGCCTTTAAGCTCTATTTCCTCAGCACCATGTTGCCATCGTATTTTTTTTACTTCACTTGCCAATTTGTCATTTTGTTCAATATGGCCGACTATCTGCCTAAATGTTTCAAGCGAGGTTGTAAGTCTATGAGCTGAAGCCAATTGCAGACCCTCATTCCAAACATACATTCCGGTCAGGATTCTCAGCATCATCAAAGTTGACTTACCTTGCTGTCGAGCCATGATTAGCCCAAGTTCAGAATGAGCCCATCTACCATCTGGTCGGATTTTGTGGCCATGAATACAGACAAACTTTTGCCATTCCATAAGCTTAAGATTGATCTCAGCTGCAAACTCGATCATTTCATGACCTTTAGACGGCAGATCATTGAGTTTGGAGTGAATTCGTGGAGTTTGCACACCTCCTAATTCTGATTCAGCCTGAATTGAGTCGATCAATTCTTTTTCAAACTTGTTCAAAGCGATCCGGTCTGATCGTGGGCGATCGAGGTGTTTTGTGGGTTAGAAAAGGAAAGGGGGGTCGGTGCCCTC